ATCAACAGAGAACTGTGATCGAAGATCGTTTGATATTTTTGCCAGAGTTTCTTCTGGTATGACTTCGGCTAAGTTTCCTGCGAATCCTGTTTCGGTGTTCGTGGGCACTGGACCAATGCTGACGGTCTCATCCCCTTCAACCTCTACCTCCATGGGAGTATCTTCGGTTACACCTTGCTCTTCTGTAATTTCTTCTTCAACACCTGTTGGTGCTTCGTTTAAAGTTTTATCAATCTCAGCCATTTAATCTTTATACCTTATGCGCCATAAAAAGCAATCTTGCGTCTTGGTATCTCCTCCACTTCTTCGTCATCTTCATGTTGTAATGCACCGAACTGTCGATACCTCATCAACGCTTGTGTCGTGCTATCTACATAGTCGTCGTTTCTACCATAGGGGAAAGCTGCACATTCTTCAATCACTTCTTCTGCCCACTTAAATGCAGGGTACCAAATCATACCTGACTCAAAAAGTGGCGACACAGAGTTGACTCGAACCATTTTATCGTTACCTCGACTTGGTGTGAAGTTGATAACGGGTATGCCCATGGCTTGTAGCTCGTGTGTGAGAGGTAATCCTGTTGCTTTTGCCTCGATGATAATCTGTTCTGGCTGCCAATATTTGTTTTTTTCCATGGCAATACGTTTTAATTCTGGAAAATCCCACCTACCCTTGTCTGCTTCAACTAAAATCAGGTTTTGTTTGCCTGTAATCTCGTTATAGAACACGCCCCACGTCGTAATCGCAGAAAAATCAGCTGAAGTTTTGCTAGAAAACGCAGTATCGTAGCTTTGAATGATATATTGTAGTTTTGGAAGCGAAGATCCCTTCCATTCTTGCCACCATTCTCGCTTAATTAGGCTAGTTTCGTCTGAAGTTGGGTGTTGTTGCCACTGTGCGTTCCATTTTGCCATGGGTAAAGACGCTTTGACGGCTTCGAGTTGGTCTTTTTTCCAATATTCTGGCCATTGAGGTTGTCCGTTGTCCGTGATCGCTGGAAAATCGACGATCTCCCACTTGTCTGCCATCGGATCTTTCATCTGAGCTTCGATTAATCTCTCTGTTAAGTCGTCTTCTGACCATCTAGTCATGACTACAACGATCGCTCCGCCTGGTTGAAGACGCTGACGAGGACCTGAAGTGTACCATTCCCATGCGTTCTCCATAGAAGTTTTCGATAAAGCGTCTTGTTCGGAGTGGGGGTCGTCGATAATGAGTAAATCTGCACCACGCCCGGTTATCGAACCACCGACACCTGCCGCAAAATATTCGCCGCCGTGATTTGTCTCCCAACGACCTGCCGCTTGAGAGTCGGCTCGTAGTTCTGTGTCAGGGAACACGGACCTGTAGTCTTGTTCGTTCATCAAGTTTCTGACTTTTCTACCAAAACGATATGCTAGCTCTGCCGTATGGGTGGTTTGGATAATTTTCAATTTAGGGTTATGCCCCATCATCCAAGCCGGGAACAGATAACTAGCAAATTCTGACTTAGTGTGTCTTGGTGGCATGTTCACTATCAATCTAGAAATTTTTTTATCTTTGATAGCTTCTAATTTTTTAGCGATGATTTTATGGTGTGCCCCCTCTATGAAATCGGGCCATATACTTTTGACAAAATTACCAAAGGAGTCCCTAGAACTTCTAGCTGCTTCTAGTTGTACTTTCTTAAGCTCTAGTTTTTTCAAGAATAGCAAACGCTCCTCTTGAGACATCTGGCTCAAATCTGAATGAAAATCGCTCATCTTTTGTATGTATATTTATATACTAGCATACGTACTATGTACTACTGAATTTAGGGTGTACCCCCTACATTGTCAATTGTAATGTATCACTTCGTGATCCCTTAGTATCTCTTTAACCAAAAAAAATTTCATTCTTCAATTTTTTTTGGTTAGGCGAACCTGAAAAAATTTTCATGCACACGGATTTTTTGGAAATTTTTTTGAGGGGTGGTGTTCCTGCCCCAAACGAGCAGGAACAGGAACGCAGGCTTAACTAAGCAATATATTTTTTATAGTCGTTGATGATTTCTATTAATGGATAATAGTCGCCTGTTGAAACGCAACATTCAACAAAGTCTTGAATGTCACTATCAGTCCATGACATCAACTCTTCATTAGTTGGTACAAAGTCGTAATAACTTTCCATATCATAATTATAATTTTTATCTAAAGAATTAAAAAAATTATCATTAGATTTTTTGTAAGTTAGTTTTGGCGTATCAAATGAAAACTTTTTTACATTCCAATAATCATTTGAAAACCAATTAGCACCTTTGTAATTGCCTAAGTTCTCATTAATAATAATAAATTTTCTTGTCATACTATCTAACAATAAAAATTTATCTGATTGAATATGATCCTGTAATTGATCTTGAAAATCTTTTTTCAAAATTAAATTAGGATTATGCTTCAATAATGGTTTCAAATAATGTTCGTTGTAATGCCAAGTATCAGAACAATTTTTATGAATTAATGGAATAGGTAGTCTTGCCCCATTGTGCATTAATCCGATTGTTCTTTTATCATCTTTATAACTTATAAATGGGTGGCAATTTTTAAAATTGGTTTTACCTTCAGTTGTAAATCTAAAGTGTAAAGCCATTTGATTATTTGCCTTTGCTCTATGAACATTAAAAAAGTTTTTTAACTCAGTAAAATTTTTTGGTAAAAATTTATCTGAAATAAAATTTTCTTTTTTATCTAAATACATAACGCCAAAACCATTTTTGTTTCTATCGTATGCAGTTTCTAAATCTTTATAATCTAAAGATTTAATATCATTTGCTAAAATAATTAAACACATTTTTATTCACCTTCGCTTTCTATTAGTTCTTGATTAGCATTTACAAAATCTTCTATTACTGTTTTGTAATTAGTATAAATATCTTGCCATTCAGTTATTGTTTCTAAATGATCGAAATGATTTCTTTTAGATAGAAAAAATAAAAGATTAGAAAAATCTTTTGATAAGTTTTTTAATAACCAATCAAAATATTCTATCCAAGTTATTTTTTCGTATCGTGTCGGATCAGTTTCTTTAATCCATAAATTAACAGTGTGAACGAATTCTAAATATCTAAAAAAAGATAATTGTTTTAAATTCGATCTAAAAATTCTAACTTCAACTGTATCTTTATTATTAAAATTAATAACACGATATTTATAAGAAGAACCATTGGTGTTAATTGGATCATCAAAACCAATAGAAGGAATGAACCTGCAGTAATCTTCGTGTTCATCTCTTCCTGCAATATCAACAATCAAATTTCTATTTTTAGGATTGTTGTAAAAACAATTTAAACTTCTTAAATTGTTTTCTGTATAAGCATTACGATTAAAATGAATATGAATACCACAATCTTTACCTTCATATGCTTTGCAATATTGAGCAGGCTTTAATTCATAAAAATCATTCCAAAAACGATTTTTATGATAATCAAATGAACAGTTAGTTGATGACATCTCAAAACCTTTTTGAGGGTGTAGTGATCCATCTCTTTTACAAACAATGTTTGTCTGTTCTTGATTGAAACAATCTCTGAACATATCAACAACTCTATTCCTGCTTTGATGTTCATAAACTTGGACTTCAATCTCAACACCATAAAACATGTAATCGTTTTCTTTGCCTAAATAATGCAAAGGATTTTTTTCGGTGTACTCATCAAGGTTTGATCTCTCATGTCTATCGCACTGATCACACTCACACTCTTCAAGATAAGACTGATCGCACTCATCACAATAATTTGATACTTGATCAAAACAATGTTCGCAATAATTGTTGTCACTATCATAACAATTTCTTATTTGACTATTATTGATTACATCATCGCATCTATCACAGGTTGAATAATGATTTAGATATGCGTTTTGACAAATAAAGTTTCCATTAGGTAATTCAACAGAATGTTCCTCTACATAAATTTCGTTATCATGACTACAATGAAAAATTCTATAATCATCATAATCTGTAAATGGAGAAGTAGTTATAATTCTATTTATTATTTTAAATAGACTTTCTTTATAACTAGATGTACCTCTTCGCTCTAGTCTTTGTTTTACATATTCAATAATCTCAGTTGAACATAGATCATTGTCGATATGTAATCTTTCTTTTATTTCTATAATATTCATAATTGTTTTTTCCTTTCTGAATATTCTTACTTGTATTATATATAATTAATCCCATATTAATACATATAAATAAAAAATATTTTATGAAAAAAAATTTAAATAAATTACTGGTTCCAATTATCTATAGTAATAAATTATTACTTCACCAGGTAAAGACACAGCTTTTGAAAGTAATAAATTATTACTGTCTTCAGGGCATGCTCTGGATCTCCAGAAAATTTTTTTTATTTTTTTTAAACACAATCGCAGGCGCAAGCACACAGTCTCAAGCACAAGCAGAGGCTCAAGCAGCTGCAGCACAGCTGCCCGGATCTGGGCTAAATAGTAATAATTTATGACGAATCAAAGCCTGGTGACAAGCTCACCAGGTAATAAAATATGACCCTTTTTTTATTGACTGGATGCAGCTGCCGTGCTATATAATATCCTATAAGTGGAGAAAGCACTAAGGACTTTGAGGCTGGGGTAATTATCCAGTCAATAGATTTTCCCTATGGGAGCACCACTTGGCTTGGGTAGTGCCATACGTGTAGACACCGAGGAAACTCCGTGGCGAAAATTAAAACTACCCATAGAGTATCGGAGGCGCTCTACAATCCACGCACCGCTAGTAGCCCGGCTAGTTCACTCGGGCATACAAGTTGGTGCTAACCTATGCGGCGGTTGGTTAAATGTTTCTTTCAATGTTAAACAGCCAATACTAGAAAGGACAAGAAGATGATTACTAAAAAACATCTCAAAGAACTGGCCGACATATGTTATATGGCAGAACATCCACAAGCACATGACGTTCCGAGTCGACCTCAAATCGCAAGAGAGATTAAAAGTTTTGCACAGCGACACGCACCAAACTTCTCAGAATCTCATTGGAACGATTACATGCACAAGCTCAGCCAACGGGATCAACAGTAATAATTTATTACGGACCGGGGACCAGCTGCCCCGGTTCGGGTTTCAAAAAAATAAAAATAAAAAAAATTAATTAAGGAACATGCACAAGCACACGCCTGATCTCAGGCTCAAGCACATGCGTCCATGGTTGATGGACCACGAACAAGGGTTCAACCTCTCGGTAATCGGTCACAAGCTCACGCACAAGCGCACCTGGATAAAAGAAAATGGCCCTCTCTTCCACCCCCTTTGCCATAATAAAATTGTCTTGGCAAAGAGAATAACGCTTTAAATTCCATGATATTTGAAAAGGCGAGAGATCTAGTTTGTTTCCTTTTGTTAGCTTGAGTTCGCACCAAAAAGATATGTTTCGTTTTAATTTATCATCAACAAAAACTCCAAGTAAATCAGGAATACCCGGTGTTCCAAATGTTTCTATTCTTGTCCAAAAAATATTAGGAGTTATCGATCTAACATTCTTCCAAAAAGTCGATTCCTTTCCTCGCTTTGTAGTAGAACTTTTTTTCTTTCCTCTGCCTCTGTCTGATTGTTTCTCTCGTTTCGATAATACGAACTTCGTCTCCTTCGACAACAACGAGTCTGACTCTAAGTTCTTTTTGTTGTGGTTTAAGTTTGTTGCCAGAACCTCCGACTGCTTTGCCATTTACAATCCTAGTTCCTCTCGATGTCTTGACATCAAAGTATCTTGCTCTTCCGTTTGCAGGATTGACAACAACAATATCAATTGGGCCTTGTTCGCAGACGTTAGTAAATACGTAGTAGCCCTCTTCAAGAAATTTGTTTATCGCTTTGTTTAGGCTTATCGTTGCCTTGTACTGTCTTGGGTTCAATTCTCATATCCTTGTGTTCGATGATAACTTCTTTGCGCATTTGTTTCAACAGGTTATCTACCTCTTCCAAGGACAGACTATCAATACCTTTTCCAGATTGTTTTTCTTTTTTCTCATAATATCCAGCTGCCTTACCTCTACTTATCTCTGCTGCCAAAGCAGTTTTCAAATCTGGTTTCATTTCAAAATCATTGACATCATTAGTTGTAGGATTCTCTGCACGAAGCCCTATCTCGTGAAGTCTACGCATATGTGTAGCAGGAGATATCTTGTATTTATTCCAGAGATCTTCCTGCAACGCTCTAATGTAGGCGTGAACTTTAGGAAACTCTTTTGGACTTTGTAGTTTTGAAGCAGTTATTCTTGCAGAGTTTTCTGCATATCCTGCTAAGATTGCACATTCTGTTGCAGTCTTTCTATTCTCTTGAGCTACTAGGTGCTCTGCAAAAGCTATCTGCTTTGGTGTCAATTCATCTCGCATTTCTGCAAGTTCTTTTGTTAAAACTATGGGGTCACCTGGACTTCTAAATTTCATATTAATCCTCTATAAAGAAGAAATTTTACCAAATCAAATAAAAAATATATACAAAATAGATCTGCGACCCCCCTCAGAAGAATATGTTATTCTTTCGAAGAATGACTGAAAGAATGAATAATTTGTCTACTATTGTTGATATACTTTGATAATAGCTTGTCGAAGAATGAAAGAGTGAGATTTGAAATATTTTAAAAAATATTTTTTTATTTTGAAAATATTCTTCTTTAAGGTATCTTATTCTTTGTCCATGGTCATTGGTTAGTGGTTCGTCTCCTTTCCGAACCTTATACTTACTTTCCTCCTTTTTTTCATAATAATCAGTTGACCTTGGGCATTGACATTCTTATATAAATATCTATATTATTACATATAACACAAAGAAAGAGGTTTATTATGGACTTTAGAGAACTAACAATGAAAGACTTTACTATTGAAGAGTTAAAACAAATAAAAGAGGGTATTGAAAAGGAACTAAAAAGACGAACAATCAAAGTTCCAGAAAAAGACGATGGACATAACAGTAAAGATAGACCCTCGTAATAAAAACGGCATGAGCTTTTCTAAAACTTTTATTGGGGACAAGAAAGATATTCTTCCTTATATTCAAAGATACATTCAAGAGCATGGTCACATGGAAATAGAGGTAACATCTCAAGATGAAAACCCAGATGTAACTCATGCAGAATTATTTTTAGATTTACCAAAGGTCGAGGACCCTGGTCAGCCATACAATGACAAGTACGTTTTAGATAAAAGAGATGAGGCGAGTGAAGAAGAAATAGACTCGATTATAAAACATGAGTGAAAAGATAATACAATTTAAAAAGCCTAGACAAAAAAGAAAAGTCGTCAAAGACGATACTTTCGTTGCCAGGTTACCATACCCTTTGACTATACATACTCTGGTAGATATAGTGGAAAGAATGGGTGTGGAGCACGAGGGGACCGTACTTCCTGCGTTAAAGTACATAGAAAGAACAGTAGTTAAAAAGGAGAGAGAAGAATAATGGAGAAAGTAATTATATTATTACAACTTTGTTTACCTAATGAAGGAGTGACTGAGTGTGTTTTTTCAGAACACAAAGTGGACGACTACCAAACATGTGAAAGAAAAATAGAGCAGCTAGAGTATGAGTTTTCAGACATAGCAGAGTTTTTACACGTACAATGTAAGGAGGTTGAAGTATGACATACAACTACGATCACATAATAAAACTTTTAAAAGAAAAACACGGTTGGACGAAGGTGCCATTGATTGAATTCGAGTGGTGGAAAAAAATTAAGGATGTGAGGTTTTAAATGTATAAATATTTAGATATACCAGGTTGGTTTAATATGCATGACGCATATGCAAACATTATGAAATACGTGGACGATGGTCAGTCGATCGTGGAGATTGGTTGTTTTACGGGTAGATCTACAAGATTTTTACTAGACGGATTGGACTATGCAGGTAAACACAATGTCAAAGTTCATGCCATAGATACTTTCAAAGGCTCTGGTATGGAACATTCAAAAGTAGATTTAGAACCAATGTACGATCAGTTTCAAGAAAATTTAAGAGAATATATCGACGACGAAAGAGTGATTGTATATCAGTCAAGGTCAGATAACCCCGATCTTATTAAGTCTTTTGAGGATAATTCAGTAGCTGCCGTAATTATTGACGGAGATCACACAATGGAAGCAGTTGAGAATGACGTTTATAATTGGTGGCCCAAAGTAATCGAAGGTGGCATAATGGTCGGCGATGATATAAACTTGGACTCTGTGAAGCAGGGTTGTTACAAAGGCTTGGCAAAACATGGAATTGAGACAGTTACACATTGTAAGGGGGACGAGGGTTGGTTCGCAAAGATAAAACACCCAGACGCAGACAAGTTGGGGAGTCAACTCAAACTCATTCCAGGCGTAAACTCTATGAAGTTAAATGGTTAGATGCATATGAAAAAGAAAGTGGTTGGCATACTCTAAATGATGCCCTCAAAATTAGGCCTCCCGAAGTTCTTTCTGTGGGATATGTTCTCGAAGAAACAGAAGAGTACATCATTTTGGCAGCGGATATTGGTTCGGATAAAATGGATAATGACGTGGGCAGGGTTCAAGTGATCCCTGGTCAGTGGTTATTGAGCAAAAAAGAAATCACGTAAAAGTCAAGTAATTTATTTTAATTTTTATATAGATATTGACTTGCGAACTTTGATATACTAGAAGTTCTCATGAAAAATTACGAACTAGATAAGAAGAACTTAACAGAGTTTGAGCTCAGAAATCTCCTGATAGCCTCACTACAAAACAAGATATCTAAAATAAAATCTAATCCAACTGTGGTCGAAAAGCCTTCGGCTCAACAATAAAAGCCTTATCTAGCATAGAATCAACTTGATCTAATAAGTTATCCCAATCCTCTTCCAGATAGCCATTCACTACCCCGTCAGAAAAAGTCACCAAGACTTTACCTACTGTATCTTTCAATACCGGGTCGTACACCTGCTGTCGTTGGACAGCTAGTACGATTTTTGTTTTTATATCGTTCAACATAGCGTTGTCCTTTGTAAAAGCGGGAGTCGAAACAGGGTAAATGCTCCCGCTCTTATGGATATTTATATAGGTTTTGTGGATAAAATGATACAAAAAAGTCAAGTAAAAAAGTACCCGCTCACGGCAGAAAGGAGGTCATTGTTGGGATTAGAAGTTTTTAGTCAACAACGACTAATGCCCCGTAAGCGGGTCTTTCGTACATCGCACCCGCTGTTCACGGACGGGTGTCAGACACCGATGTACTATTCAATCGTTTCTAGGCATACGATCGAAACTTTTTAAACCGAGGGGCAGTTATTCGTAGGGATATGAGTG